GAGTTGGCGCCGGCCCGCTACCGGGTGGCGCAGTCGAAGGCCCGCCTGGATGTCGTAGAGGCGACGGTCAGTCGCCGCATCCGGAAGTCGCCCGACAAGTACGACCTGGGGGCCAACCCCAGCATCCCGTCGGTACAAGCCGCGATGATCGTGTCGAAGGAGTACGCCGAAGCCCTGGACCATCTGAACAAGGCGAAGTACCGCCAGGACATGATTCAAGCCCTGGTGGACGCCCTCGACCACAAGAAGAAAGCCCTGGAGTCGCTGGCCTACCTGCACGGCCAGAACTACTACTCCACGCCGAAACTGCGGGACGCCGCCCCCGCCGCTCCTGAGCCGACGCGGTCCAAGGAGCGTAAGAGACGACCGGAGTGACCCCGTGCCGATCCGGATTCGAGGCCCGCCGGCCCGCCGCCAACTTGTCGAGCGGCTGTCGGAGGGAAGCCCCCTGCCACGAACGAACCCCATACCGAGGTCTCACATGAACGTACACTACTGCGGGCCGGACGACGACGACGACGACGAAGACGAAGACGAAGACGGCGAGTAAGTCGATTACGCAGGATGATGGAGGCGGGGTCGCACCCGACCCCGCCTCGGTTTCTCCCTCACACAACTCAGGTGATTCGATGGCGAAGGACAAGAAGAAGTCGATGGTGTACGGCGACGCGGCGGAGGCGGCGGCGAAGGCGGCGACGGCCTTCGGTGGCAAGTCGGTGAGCCTCCCCGACGGCCTGTCCTTCATGCCCATGAAGGACGAGAAGGAGTACCGCTTCCGGTTCGCCCCCTTCGTGGTGGGTCGGGGGAACCCGGAACAGTCGCCCGGCACCGTGTGGTACACCCGGAAGTATTTCGCCCACGCCCGGATCGGCATGGGCGACGACGGCAAGGGGGGCGACACCTACTGCTGCAACCGGCGAGTGTTCGGCACCCCCTGCCCGGTGTGCGAGTACAGCGCCAAGTTGCGGAGTACGCCGAACGCGGACGCGGCCGTCATCGACGCCTTGAAGGTGAAGGAGCGGCAGTTGTTCCTGGTGCGGGACGGCGACGACAAGGGGAAGGGGTGGCGGATTCTCGACCTGTCGTACCACGCTCTGGGAAAGCAGTTGGAAGCCAAGCTCAAGGCGTCCCGGAACGTCAACCGGGACGACGACGAGGTGGAGCAGTACCCGTTCAAGCACTTCTTCTACCTGCAAGGCGGTGCCGTCGTCCGGATCTTGATGGAGGATCCGAAGCTCAAGTACAAGTTCCTCCAGGCCAAGAACATCGAGATCACGCCGACGAAGGAAGTCCTGCCCGACGACTTCCTCGACACCGCCCCGTGCCTGGACGACCTGCTGATCGAGACGCCCTACGACGTGCTTAAGAAGGTGCTGTTCGAAGGGCACGCCGACCGTCACGAAGAGGAAGACGACGAACCGGTCAAGAAGCCGTCGGCCAGAGCCGGCAAGAGTCCGGACCCGGTCGAAGAGACCGACGACGACGAACTGCCGATGCCGAAGAAGAAGGCGAAGGCGGCCCCGGTCGAGGACAGCGATCAGGACGACGAAGAGGACGGGGCCGCCGGGGAAGAGGCGGCCGCGGGTACTGTCAAGGTGGGGTCGAAGGTCACCTTCGATTACAAGGGCAAGCAGGTGGTGGGTGTCGTCAAGAAGATCAACGCCGAGACCGACATGGCGTCGATCAAGTCGGAATCCCGCGACGCGCCTCACAGCGTGGACCTCGACGAACTGACGCTGGTCGAAGACGACGAAGACGAAGACGAGGAGCCGGTGCCCCCGAAGAAGAAGGGCACGGCTAAGGCGGCCCCGGTCGAAGACGACGACGAGGAGTTGGTGCTGGACGACGACGACGACGAAGAGGAAGAGGAAGAGGAAGAGCCGCCGAAGAAGAAGGGCAAGGAGCCGACGCGATCCACCGGCAAGCCGAGTAAGAGCCGGGCGTTCAACGAGGACGACGGCGACGACGACGACTTCGCCGTGGACGACGACGATGAGCCGGTGGCCCCGAAGAAGAAGCCGAAGAAGTGACCTAGACACCTTCGGGGACGCCGTTCGCGGCGTCCCCCATCTTCTGGAGACTCCTTTGAAAACCAGCCGCGTCAAGAAACTGCTGACCGAATCGAAAGAACAGCCAGTGGTTAAGAAATACCTGAGAACGGGCAGCAGCGTGCTAGACGTTCACCTGTCCGGGACGAACAAGGGGGGCTACCGGAGCGGCAAATACTACGCCCTGGTGGGAGACAGTTCCAGCGGAAAGACGTGGCTCTGCTTCACCGCCTTCGCCGAAGCCAAGCTGAACCCCGCCTTCGCCGACTACCGACTCATATACGACTCGGTCGAAGACGGGGCGGACATGGACGTGGCCCACTTCTTCGGCCAGTCGGTGAGCGACGCCCTGGAGCCGCCGGCCGGCACTCCCGAAGACCCGGTGTACTCCCGGACGGCCGAAGACTTCGACTTCAACCTGAACGCGGCGATGAACGACGGCCGCCCGTTCATCTACGTCCTGGACAGTATAGACGGCCTGTCCACCGAAGCCGACGAGGAGAAGGACGCCGAATCCCGAAAGGCCCGCTCGACGGGAAAGAAGGTGACGGGCAGCTACGGCATGTCCAAGGCGAAGAAGCTGAAAGCCATCCTCCGATTGGCGACTAGCACCGACGGCCTCCGCAAGTCGGGTAGCATCCTGATCGTCCTGTGCCAGACCATCGATAACGTCGGGTTCGGCTTCGAGACTAAGGACCGGGCCGGCGGGAACGCCGTCACCTTCTTCGCCACCGCCGACGTGTGGCTGAGCGTGAAGAAGACCATCACGAAGCCGGTGAAAGGAAAAGACCGGCCCGTCGGCATCACCACCCACGTCGTCATCAAGAAGAACAGGATCACCGGTCGCCGGTACGAAAAGCTCACACTGCCCATCCTGTACTCGGTCGGCATCGACGACACGGGCGGGTGCGTGGACTACCTGGTCGAGGAGGGATACTGGAAGGGCGGGAAGGGCGGCATCCTGGCGACCGGCATCTCGGACGACCACCTGTCCCGCGACGCCCTGGTCCGCCACATCGAAGAGAACGACTTGGAGAAGACGATGAGGATCGCCGTGAGGAAGTGCTACGACGAAATCTCCGAAGCGACCAAGGTGGTTCGCAAACCGAGGTACTCGTAATGGCTCGCCCCTGGGTTCGACTGACCGAAGCCGACGTTGCGGCGGCTAAAGCCCTCCAGGCCGGGGGCATGTCGGTGTTCCAAATCGCCAGGGAGATCGGGCGGGCCGAGAGTACCATCCGTATGAGGCTGCGGGCCGACGCCATGCGGGAGGAGATCGCCGACGCCGGCGTCGGCCGACTAGTGTGGTCGAGATCGGGCATCCCCCGTATCGTGTACACTTCCGAGGAGTTGAAATGACCGGACCTGAGAGACCGATTCTGGCCGACGAGTGCCTGGAGTGCTTCGAGAACACGACGGCGTTCATCCTCCGGCGGGCGACGGTGCGGGCGACGTTCGGCACCCGCGTCCTGGTGATCGACGGTGACACCGAGCGTACCCTGCACCACATCGTCGTCACCGGCAGTGGTACGATCAAGCTGGTACTCACCCCGCCGACCCAGGAGGACACGGATGCTCGACCAGCCAGTAATCCTGATTGACGCGAACAACGCTGCCTGGAGGTCCGCCCACGCCCTCAGGAACGCGGCCCTGTCGTTTGCCGACGAATCCACCACTGTCGGTTATGGCCTGCTGTCGGAAGTGTCGCGGGCGATGGAGAGGTTCCGGTCGGCCCGCGTCCTCTTGTGCGGCGACCACCCCGCCGGCCCGACGATGCGGAAGGAACTGTTCCCGGAGTACAAGCAGAAGCGGACGCGAGACCTGTCCCCCGAAGACCTTCTGTTCCGGCAGAACGTGGGGGTCGGCCTGAAACGGCTGAGGAACCACCTGCGGGCGGCGGGGTACCAGGGCTTCGTTCAAGCGGCGGGTTTTGAAGCGGACGACCTGATCGCCGCCTTCTGCCACCACTTCTGGGACGAGGAGAAGCTCATCGTCTCGACCGATCACGACCTGTTCCAGCTACTCGACGGGAAGACGATCATTCACCGGCCTGGGACTAAGGCGGTCCTGATGACGCTCCAGGAGTTCTACAAGACGTACCGGATAACTCCCGCCGACTGGGTGAAGGTAAAGGCCCTGGCCGGCTGCACCAGTGATAACGTGCCCGGCTGTTCTGGTATTGGCGAGCAGTCCGTTTTGGCGTACCTGAACAAGACGCTGACCGGCCGCCGTCTGGAAAAGATCGAAGCCCACATCCTGACTCCTGAGTACCGGCGAGACCTCAAGCTGGTGACCGTCCCGTTCGACGACCAGATGGAAGCCGGGTGCGGGATCGTAGCCGCCCGGCCCTTCGCGTGGACAGAATCGATCTGGGATCGCGTCTGTCTTTCTCTCGGTATCACCACTCTCCCGTACCCACTCTAGGAGGTGTCCCGTGGCAAAGGGGAGCAATTTTGAGAGGCTTATCTCGACCAGACTATCTCTCTGGTGGACCGACGGCAAGCACGACGACACCATCTGGCGGTCGTCCATGTCGGGAGGGCGGGCCACCGTTCGGGGGCGCAAGGGGAAACGAACCGCCGGACATGCCGGCGACTTGTGCAGCACCGACTCCGCCAGTGCCGACCTGTTCCGGGTTCTCGTCTTCGAACTCAAGTGCGGCTACCAGCATGTGACGCTGAACGACCTGATCGACCGGCCGACGACTGCCGCCTTCCAGAAAGACGGGTGGGACGCCTGGGTCCACCAGGCCGAGGAGTCGAAGCGGCTGTCCGGGGCGGCGTGCTGGGCGATTATACACCATCGGTCGAGGGGAAAGAAGAGGACGATGGTGTACTTGGACGCTCTGGCCCTGGAGAACGACCTGCCCGAAGTGTGGGCGGCGCTCAAGCGGGACGGTCTGTCGGTGCCGTCGGTATCTGTTCTGGGGTCGGTCAAGATGCCCGACGGCACTCGCCGCAATGTCGCCGTCCTCGCCCTCCGCCTGGACGACTTGGTGCGGACGCGGCAGGCGACTCCGCCGCTGCCGTCGATCCTGGAAGCGGCTAAGCTCGCCGCCCGGCGGATCAAGAAACAGACTAAGAGGTGACGCAATGACTAAGACTGAATCTGTACTAGGTGGCGGCCGCAAGTTCTGGGTGGCTAACTCCGACGCACTGACCCACCTCAAGGCCATGCCCGACGAGTGCGTGGATTGCGTCGTCACGTCGCCCCCGTACTACGGACTGCGCGACTACGGAACCGGGACATGGGAAGGCGG